CGCTGTCACGATGCGGTAGTATGCGTTGTTAAATGCGATGCCATACTGTGAGGCACCTTGTTCGATGTTGTGTTGAATAGCCATTTGGTATCCCCTTTTAGGCGTAAATAAGTTCAGATGTGTTTAGAGTACAAGACCAACGAATTGATGTTGATGCCGCACCTGTACAAGTAATTGCAAGCCAGTCATTAGTATCATCCGCACTTAACGCTGGCCCACCCCATGATGGCGTATTGTCAATTACTGTAATAGCAGAATTAACAAGTGTAGTTGTTCCACCATTATTAACAATTAAGCCTTTAATTTCCCACGCTGCTGCATTTGCAGAGCCTGTTTGTTTTGCAACAATTAAACCACTAAATGCTTGTGCGCCGCCAGATGGAATGACTGGCATATTGACCGATTGGGCTGTATTTCCTTGAATTGCTGTAAGTACAGTGGCAGTTGCATCAGTCGTAGCTTTTGACAAAATCATACGACCATATTGGCTGTCACCAACTGTGCCAAAACCAAGGGAAGCATGTGCAAATTTACCTTGGCGATCAGCCAAGGCTGTGCTTCCCACAGCGTGTGCATAACTTTCAGACGCAGTATTTGTAGAGCCAGACGCAAATGTGTAAAAAGAACTAACCGTGTTATTGGTGCCCAAAGCAACCCCACGACTTCCACTGTTTGTGTTGCTTCTACCAGCAGTAAAACTACAAAACCCAGACCCTGTGTTATTTTCACCAAACACAACAGCATCTTCACCACTTGCTGTATTTCTGTCACCAAACGCCATAGAGCCAGTGGCTGTGGCTTTAGCCTGATACCCCATCGCAATGCTATTAGCACCACTGGCACCGTAAGTATTAGTGTTGTTTGCAATGGCTGCTGCAAAACTTTCTGTACCAAAAGCACCAGCGTTTCCAAACGCCATAGAATAATTACCCTGAGCAAGAGCATTATAGCCAAAGGCTCCAGCCCTAGTTCCTATCGCATCTGTCTGTGTTCCTATTGAAAAACTTTCAGCACCTTGTGCGTATGCATTTTCGCCGATAGCTACTGCATCGCTTGCAGACGCTCTAGCATTAAATGCAATGGCTACAGCATTTGTGCCAGTAGCACTTGGCTTAGTTCCAGAGGTATAATTTTCAGCGTAAAGATCAAGCGAAGCACCACCACCACCAATAGCAGTACCATCTAAAAGTAAGTCAGTGCCATCTGAGCTAAGTGTGATGCCACTACCTGATCCTGTGTGATCTAATTCAATTTTACCCATCAGAAGTTTTTCACCTCGCTAAAGTTCAATGTAGCTACCCAGTGTAAATTAGTAGCCGCAATACCTGTAGCTTCTACTTGCAAAGCACCGTTAGTTGTGTCTGCTGACAGTGCCACACTTGCGTTTGCTAGACCTGCTGTATGATATAAATTATTTACTATACCAACGCCCAAAGTAGTATCAGACGCTTGACCTTGCCGCATGATTACACCTTTGATTTCCCAACCAGCATAATCATCACCATCAGTTGCATCTTCACGTACAACTACAGTACCTGTAAAAGTTATGGCTGACTCATTTGTTAATACTAATTGGTTAGCAGATGATGCTGCCCCACCCGTTGATGTTATGGCAGAAGGGGTGGCATCTGTAGTTGCTTTTCTCAAAACCATTACGCCAGTTTGTGCATCACCTGCATCTGCAAAATAGCCATTTGCGTAAATAAACGCCCCGTAACGAGCGTGAGTTCTTGCGTAGTTGCCCATAGCAACGCCGTAGCCTTGATTGACATAACAATCATTTCCAATAGCAACACCGCCATAACCATTTACGTCTGTGTTATAACCTATTGATACTGCACGAGTGTCCCTAGCTTTTGCCTGTTTCCCCATCGCAATACTATTAGCGCCAGTAGCGCCGTAGCTGCTGCTATTGGATGCAATGGCGGCTGCAAGGCTGTCTGATCCGTTAGCATACGCTTGACCTATTGCTGCGGCATATGATCCACCAGACCCAACTGCCGCATTAAAACCTATCGCAGAACTCAGATTACCTGCGGAAGAAGACAGCGCACCAAATGCAATACTTGACCCACCGCCAGATACTGCGCTTTTCCCAAGCGCTACACTATTAGAGCCACTGGCATTGGGTTTTGTAGATGACCCATCGTAGTTGTCAGAATAAAGGTCTGGGTCTCCACCACCACCACCAATAGCTGTTCCGTCGAGTAGAAGGCTAGTACCGTCAGAGCTAAGTGCTATATCTGAGCCGCTGCCCGTATGTTTTATATTAATAGCGCCCATTATGCGTATATAACCTCGCTTGTTTGTACGGTTGCAACCCAACGAATATCTGTCGCCGCTACTCCCGTTGCTTGTATTTTTAAGCAGCCGTTAGTTGTGTCAGCAGATAAAGCCAAAGACCACCCAGTAGGCACATTAAACTCATCTATTGTAGATTTAATTAAAGTTGTTGTACCTGCGTTAGCCTCTCTACGAATAGCACCTTTAAACTCCCAAGCACCTACGTCAGTACCGTCTGCTGCTTGCTCCCTTGCAATGCACGTACCGCTAAAAAAGAATGCTGAGTTGTTTGGTAAAACGATTTGGTTAGTAGAACTAGGCGTCCAAACACTTGTGTTCAAAGCAATGGGTGTTGCATCTGATGTCGTGTAACCTAAGACATAATATGCACCCTGTTGGTTCGGATATACACCTGTAGCATGTTTTAATCTAATTCCGTTAGCATTCCCATAATAACCTTTTGCAGTTGAGTATACCCCATCAGCTACATTAGAACTACCGCCTAACGCTACTGATCCTGAACCAGAAGCTGTTCCACTGGAGCCGCCTAATACAGCGGCATTAGAGCCAGATGCTGTGCTTGTGTTAGAAATACAAACGGCTTCTTGGGCAGTTGCTTTTGCGTTTTTTCCAATCGCAATGCTATTAGCACCACTAGCACCGTAAGATGTTGAGTTGTTAGCTATAGCCCCAGCCAAACTATCAGCCCCTGATGCTCTTGACTTAGCAAACGCCACGGCTGAGTTAGCCCCTGCTACAGAAGACACACCAACAGCTGTTCCATCCGTTGCTGCTGTAACTAATGATGATTTTCCAAGCGCCAAACCATATTGGCTATATACCTGTGCCGACTTGCCTATAGCATAGCCACCAATGGCAGACTGAACGATACCGCCGACCGCAAAACTATCTTGGCTATCTGCCGTCCCATCGACCATCGCAATGGCTTCAGTTCCCGCAGCTGAACTGCCTTTCCCAATAGCCACCGCATTCGTTCCTGTCGTAGCTGGCTTAGTACCGCTAGTATAATTCTCAGAATAAAGGTCTGGCGATCCACCACCACCTGCGTCCGCAAACGTGACTGCTCCTGATCCGTCAGTAGTTAATACCTGTCCGTTTGTACCGTCTGCGGTGGGCAGAGTGTAAGCAGAAGATATGCGTACACTATCAGATGAGCTTCCTAGTGTAATTTGGTTAGCTGCCGATGAAGCTGCGTTTCGGCCCAGAGCTACACTATCATCATGTGTCACAGTGGCGCTTCGACCGATTGCAATGGAGTTGGCGTTATGGGCTTTTGCAACGAACCCCAAAGCCAAGGCGTATGCTTGTCCTGCGCCATAAGTTGTAGTGTTATTACCAATAGCTGATGCGAATGCGTGAGCGCCCCCAAATGCTCTGGAATTGCCTAGGGCTATTGTGTCCTGTTCCGCACTGTATGCATTGACCCCAAAGGCGTTTGACCCCGTTGAGGTGGCGTAGACATTACGCCCTACGGCTATGCCTCTAAAGCCTGTCGCATTAGCATAAGCGCCAAGAGCCAAGCTGTCTGTTCCAGAGGCTACACTATTATTTCCGACAGCCACCGCATTGGAACCAGTCGCCGAGGGTGTTGTAGCACTTGAAGCATTGTCACGATAGAGGTCTGGGTCTCCACCACCACCAGCATCTGCGAAAGTAACAGCACCTGAGCCGTTTGTAGTAAGCACTTGTCCATTTGAGCCGTCGGATGTTGGTAGAGTGTAAGCATTGTTTACATTGACTGTACCAGTAGTTTGAATGCCAGATGACGTTGTTTCTAACTTTTTATTCCCAGAATGAAACATCTCAATCTGACTTGCGCTCATGTTTAAAAGACTAGTACCAGCAGCATTATCAAATTGTATTTCTTGACCTTGTATTATTAGATGACTTGCTCCACTTTCGGTGATGTGAGACTTGTTAGTTGTGCCATCGTGATAAATCTCAAAATCGTTACCAGTTCCAAATCTTGCTTTAACATTATCGTTAAAGTCAACGCCTCTAGGCCCACCAGCTATATCATCATCAATAGCGCCAACGAATACAGTAGCAGATCCACTAAGGTTAATAGCATTATTTGAGTTGCTGCTTTCGCTTACCGTGCGTGTAAGAGTAGTTCCAGAGCTTGTATAAGTGCCGGTGCCTATCTCAAAATTGCTGCCATCTTCAATAATGTAACGAACTACATCTGCATTGGCTACACCAGCATCAGCAAAGGTCTGATAGCCATCCTCGGCAGAGCCAAGCGTAATGGTTCCAGTACCTGTTGTACTGGTGGACATCTTTGCCCTATTTTTGAGAACAGCCATTGTTTAGCCTTTATGCAGGATCTGGGATACCGATAGTGAATGAGGCTAGAGTAAAGGTGTTGCCACTCGTAACTGACTGAGAGGCGCTGAGAGTGCTAGTAGCAAGCAAACGGGAGTTTACTGTGTCTACAATAGCATAATGTGTTGCTGTGCCTGTACCTGTAATTGAGCCATCTGTGATAGCTGCTACAGTTACTTCACGACCACCACCAGAACGATCAGCAGGTGCGCCAATAGAAAGTGATGTTGAGTTACCTAAAGCATATGTTGCATTAGCTTCTGTGTATGTTGTAGCTTCCTGAGAGGTCACTACGATCTTATTGGCTTCCGTGTCTAGGACGCTTAAGCCAGAGTCAAGGACTCTATCATTTAAGGTTGCCATTATTCAGTTTCCTGTTCTTTTGGTTGTTGCGTTGACTCTGGGTCATACTTCAGTTCAGCAATATCCATAAGGTCTTGAATAACTTCTGGATGATCACTTACGTTAATGTCGGCTCCATTCAAGTTGCGTAGGAATGCTGCAATCTCACGTAAGTCGTGTGGAGCTACATCGCCAGCTACAATAGTTGGCATCAGGTCATAGTTCAGACCGTTCAACTCCCAGAGGCGCTCGACAAGCTGTTTGTTAAGGACATCAACAATAGCTTGGATATAACTCTCTAATGCACGAAGGAACAGGTCTGTCTTAGACTTGGAGAGGGCGTAAGAGCCAGTGTTGCCACCACCAAGCATAAGAAACTCAGAAAGAACACTACGAGCAATATCATGCTGGTAACGTCTTACAATAGGGTCAATGTCTATATTACGACTACCACTAGAAGACATAAGCTCAACATCTACCAGTTTCTGGTTGGTAGGCGCTCCGTCTTTATCGGGATAGGTGTCGGAAGGCAGAATAATGTATCCTTGCTCATTGAACTTGACATCCCTGAGAATAGATTGCAGGTTATTGACAAATCCAGATTGGGCGGCTGTTGCATCACCTGACAAGTACTCAGCAGGAATACGGGCAACAGGGATACCAGCAAGTTCCCTCTCAACTGCTATAGCCTCAATAGACTGTAGGTTATTGACATATTCATAAGAAGTATAAGCATTGCGAAGTATAGAGCGGCCAGCAGGGTCACCATTAATCGTTGTCGTGCGGTAGTACAGACTTTTACGAGTAGGTATATAATTAGAGTTGTTATAGCCCGACCCGTCCTGATAAATACCTTTAACATCACCAGTCTGCTGATCTACATCAAACCTAGAGATTGTCCAAGGCGCACGAATAGCAATCTTCCGTACACCCATACGTCCATCAGTGTACTTAGAACGCTTCTTATCACTTCTTTCAGTAGGGCCATTACGTCTTTTATAGATGACTTCAAACCAAGCAAAGCCATACGACAAATTCGATAAGGACTCAGCAATATGGTCATCAAGGGTATGGTCCATATCATCAAGTACAGACTCAACGAACTCAGCTTCTTTCTTAGCTTCTGCACTATCATTAGCTGGCATCACCTTTAAATCAACATCCCGAAGGACTTGTTCAGTAGCATACATGACAGCACCAATAGTACTGTCGTTATCTCTCATCTCACGGTACTTGCGTATAGCCTTCTTGCCACGCAACTCAGGTAAAAACTCATCAGCCCGTATCTGACCATTGTAGGTGTTATCACCAGCTACACCTAATATCTTCTTGGCCTCTGTTTCTGAGAGCTTCTTAACCATTACCTTAATCCTTTGGCGCTACT